TTCCCGTAGTTGTAAAGTCTGCCGCATATCGTGTCGAAGTCGTAGCCTGCTGTTGTGATGGCGACGATCTGTGGGTCTTTGCGTGCTCCTGAGCCCAAGGTCAAAGCGTCAAATAATTCTGAGTCCTTCTGCACGTGAAGCTCGTCGAAAATCACGGCGCTGGGGTTTAGCCCTTGTTGAAGCGCGGCGTCGCTCGAAAGCACACGGTAAATCGCGCCCGTTGATGGTATCTCTATCGCGTCGCGGTAAACCTTGCAGATGCCGCTTAATGCTTGCGATCGTGTTATCTGTATCTTCGCCTCGTTGAACACGACGCGTGCTTGTTGTCTGTCGCCTGCTGCGCTATAAACTTCTGCGCCACTCTCTCCTTCGAATAATGCATAGAGCGCAATCAAGGAGCCGAGCAGGGACTTGCCGTTTTTCCTCGCGAGGCCTATCAAACTTCGACGGTATCTAAGCAGTCCGTCTGGTCTGCGTTCATATAATGCTTCGAGGAGTTCGCGCTGCCAGTCTGTTAGGTACAGCGGTTCGCCTGCGCGGATGCCTTTGGAAACGTGAAGGAATGTTTCAGCAAAATCTGAGACGTTCTGTCCGTCGTTAGTCTGGTAAATCTTCGGCGTCGACCACGTTGGTTTGCCTAGTTGCTTTGCGTTCTCTGAATGCTTCGAGTTCATTTTGTATTTTCACCTCCACAAATCCGAGACGTGCTCGATCGACTGGCGTGAAACCGAGCAGGGATAAACAATCTAATACTTGTGCGTCTAATGCTCGAAGGCCTGAACGGTCACGCCAGTCCTGGTCCACGAGCACTTTCATTCGTAGCGCTGTTCTCTCATCGATTAGTTCACAAACCATCTGCAGAATTTCGATGTCCATCTGTGGGCTTATCCACGTGAAGCCAACCGACCACACTCGTTCCCAGAAGTGTTGGCCTGCTGGTCCTAATGGTCTGTGCGCTATTGGTGTTGTGGCGCTTGTTGGTATTGCGATCGTTGTTTGTGGCAGCGCTCTTTTTCCTGGGTTGCCTGTGCGTCTTTTCTGTTCGACAGGTTTGGGTGGTCTGCCTACTGGTTTAGGCATCGGCTGGTTTGAAGTCGTGCGCTTTGCCTGTCTTCGCGTTGATCGGTTTGTTGTTTGTTACCTTCTGCCATCGTGTGCAGATGACGTCGCAGTACTTTGGGTCGAGTTCAATGATGCGGGCAAATCGTCCGAGCTGCTGCGCTGCTATCAACGTGGAACCGCCGCCGCCGAACGGGTCGAGGACGAGTTCCTGTGGTCGTGTGTTGTTGATGATGAGTCGCGCTACCAGGTTCACTGGTTTCATCGTTGGGTGCTCGCCGTTCCTCGGTGGTTTGTTTTCGCGCACCACGCTGGAGCCGTTCTTGATGTTGGTTAGCAACTCGACGAGCTCGTCCTTCTTCATATCGCTGTAGTCCTTGTCGTAATCGAGGACGGTGCTGTTGCTGAATGGCCCGACCCACACGTGTGCTGCGCCTGGCTTCCATCCGTAAAGGATCGGCTCGTGTTGCCAGTTGTAGTCCTGGCGTCCGAGCACGAATGTTTGCTTGACCCAAACGAGCACCTGCTTCAGCATGAAGTTCGCCTTTTCGAATTCTTGCCTAAAAAGAACGCCGCCCGTATCTGGGTGGCAGACATAAATGGCGCCGCCTTGTTTGATGGTTTTGTTCATCGCTTTGAATGCGTCGCCTATGAACTTGCGGAACTTGACCTCGTCCATGTCGTCGTTGGCGATGGTCAGTTTTTCTTTGGTTCCTCCCTGGTATGCCACGTTGTATGGCGGGTCTGTGAAGATGCAGTCGACCTGCTCTCCTTCGAGGAGCTGCTGGTATGTGTCGTCGTCCGTGCTATCCCCGCATATAAGTCTGTGCGGTCCGAGCTGCCAAATGTCGCCGCGCTTCGTTATCGACTTTGTTGTCTCTGGCATCCAGTCTGGGTCGTCGATTGGTTGCGGCTCGGCCTGCAGCCCGTCGAGTAATTCCTGGACGGCCTTGTCGTCCCAGCCTGAAGCCTGCAGAAGTTCTGGGTCCACGGACCCGACTTGGCTGATGAGGTCTGCGAGGGCTTGCTCGTCGTAGCTGCCAAGTTCGGCGGTTCGGTTGTCTGCGAGGGCGTAGGCCTTTGCGGTCGTGTCGTCGTCGTCTACCCAAACGACGGCGATGTCTGTCCATCCGAGAAGTCGTGCCGCTTGCAGCGTGTGGTTGCCTGCGATGACCACCTTGTCTTCGCGCCTCGCCACGATTGGTTTGCGCTGCCCGAATGCTTCAAGGCTGCGACGTACGGCTTCGATGTCGCCACGTCGTGGGTTGCCTGGCAGCAGTTGAAGTTGGGCGGCGTTTGTTGCGAGGCTTTGCAGGTCGGCGGCGATCATGAAATCAGTCTAGTTTCGCGGGTGCCTGCGCTGTGCACGGCATGGGTCAGGGAGGGTCGAGGCGTTGCCAGTCCAGCCCCGCCCCCCCCGTTGAGGCGGGGGGTGCCTCATCGAGGGCGCTTCGCGTTGCCACGTGCGGCATTGCAGCTGCGATGGGCGGCCCGAAGCTCGGAGTCGTTTTTGCCTGGCTCGACGTGGTCTGCTTGGAATGGGTCGCCTTGCTTTGGTCCTTGTCCGCAGAGCCAGCAGGTGGTTGCTGTGTCGCGTACTTGCTTTGCTCGTTGTGGGTAGTCGCCTTTGTAGTGCGTGCGTGTTTGGTTGCGGTTCCTGTCCCAGGCGGTTTGGCATGGGTCGCATCGTTTGATGTTTGTGGTCAGGTTGCGGCAGGTTAAGCAGGGGTGTTGGATGGGCATTGTGGTTACCAGTTTTCTTCGTCGTAGTTGAATGTGTCGGGTGTGTCTTCGTGGTGTATTGGGGGGTGGGAACCGTTGGGGTTCTGATGGGTGGTTTGGGTGGGCTGGTTCTGGTTTGGGTGGGTGGTGCCTGGGGTGGGGTGGAACCGTCCCGTATCTTCGATACGGAGACTGGTTCCCTTACCCTCGTTGGGCTCTAGGGGGCGGTTCTTTGGCGGTTCTTTGGACGGTTCCCACGGTTCCCATGTTTGGTCGCGGTTCTCGTCGTTGGTTGGGAACCGCTCTAGTGGGTCTGGTCTGGGTAGGTTGCGTGCCTGGTTTGCTCGTAGGACGGTCTTCTTGTGGGCGAGGGTGAGGCCTCGAAGTTTGGCGTCCTGCATGATGGCTGTTGCTGCCATGTCGCGTGGGTAGCCGAGCTCGTCGAGGCGTTTGCCTAGGTCTATCTCTGCCTGGGTCCAGCCTTCCTGCTGCTTGTGTTTGAAGCGGATGGTGGTCGTGTTGTCGATGTCGTCAACGATGAGCTCGACGGTGTCTGGTACCCAGCCAATCCGTGTGTGGGTTCGCTTGAGTCTCAGCCCGTCTTCTGTCTTGTCGAGGCGGTAGACGATGTCCACGTCGTCGTTCTTCGCGCTGCTTCCTCGTTGCCCTAGTTTCTTGCCGCCGTCTTTGCCTGCGTGGTCTGTGCGGACGCAGGCGACGCCGAGGCGTTTGAGGGTGAGGCCTGTGGTGCGGGCAAATTCTCTATATGAGTCTGCCGAGTTTTCTTCTCCGTCGATGGCGCGGCCTGTGGTGTCAATGATGACGACTTCTGCTTTGGTGAGCTCTACGAGCTTCTTGATGCTGTTGGCGCCTTCCTGGGTGTTGAGTGGTGGGAGGCTGGGAATGATGGCGTAGTGGAAGTGGGACCAGTCGTCGTCCTCGGTGTAGCCGAATGTTTCGAGGCGTTCGTAAAGGTCCGCCTCAATCATTTCGTAGTCGAGGTATAAGACGTGCGTGGGTGGTTGCGCTGGTTGTCCGAGGATGGGCTTGCCTGTTGCTAGGGCTGCGACCACGTTGAGTGTTAGCCAGGACTTGCCTGTCTTCGCGCCTGCGAAGAGGGCGGTCTGTCTTCCTTTGGCGATGAGGGGTTTGGCGATCCATTCTTCTGCTGTGTGTTCCCCTTGCCAGAAGTCGTCCCACTTGATGAGCATGCTCAGCATCTCGTCTGGCGTTGGTTCTGTTGTTGGTTCGGGTGGGTTGGGGTGCTGATTGAGGTATGCCTTTGCTGCTTGCTTCCAATCGCCGTTGTGGTCGCGTGCTGCCACGTAGCCGAAGCGGTTGTATCCGCCTTCTGGTAGCCAGGGGATGCTCGAAGTGAAGACGATGAGTGCGTCGTTGCCGTTGTGTCCGATGGTTGCACTCGTTCCGTCACGTGGGTCTTTGCCTGGCCTGGTCCAGTGTTGTTCGCCGTAGCGGTCTGTCTTCGCAAGGGTCCAGCCGTCGTTGAGGAGGATTGTCTCCCAGTTTGTTTCTGCGTTGAAGCGGGCCGATGGGCTTGTCTGGTCCTGGATGAACGTGTCGGGTTGCTCTGGCGGTTTGACCATCGTTGGTTGTTTCGTGAGGAGCTCGATCATCCATGGTGGTGCTTGCGCTGGTTTGCGTTCGAGGGGCGATGCTCCGTCGACCCAGTTGTATTGCCGTCCGTTCGGATGGATGCTTGGCTCCGCTAAAACCTGGCCCCCTTCACCTCGAATGTCTAAGCCAACGCCAAGGCGTGAGCCTGCGTCGTTGCGTATTTCGGTTGGGGCGTAGTAGTAGAGGTGTCTGCCGCCTGTTCCTGTGATGGCTTCGACGGTGTCTGGTAGCGGGCCGTGTTTTGTTTCAAGGTCGTTGAGTGTGTCTGAGCCTCGGTATTCTTCTCTGTCGTCGACATCGAGTACGAAGATGTTGCTGTGTTTCGTTTTGCCTGTTGCGATGCCGATGCCGTGGTTCGCGTAGTCGTTGGTCCACCATTGTGTGATGGTGTTCGCGTTGGTTGTTGCTTTGTCTTGCCAGCCTTTGATGGGCGGGTGTTTCTTCCCTGGCGTTATCGGGATGACTCGGATGCCTAGTTTGGCGTAGGCGAGTGCTGCTTCGAGTGGTGTCATGATGCTTGCTCGTCTTCGATGTCGAACCAGTCGAGCCAGACTTCGGATGGGTGCATGCCCATCGCGACGGCGTATCTGTCTGCGTCGTATTCCCAGATGAGGGCGTTGGGGTTGCGCCTCCATCTGACGACGGTTGTGCGTGCTACTCCGCAGAGGCTTGCGATGATGCTGTCGAAGCCTTCCTCTGGGAACAGGCGCAGCAGGGGTCGAGGGTCTAAGTATCTGCCGTGTTTTCTCATTGGCCCTCCTTTGGGCTGTTTTATCGTTCGTTGAATGATTTAGCGATGCGGTACTTCTCTGCTGCGCTTGCTGCTTCGAGCATGCCCAGGCTGACCGATGCGGTTTGGTTTTGCATCGTGCTAATGAAGAAGTCTGCTGTGCCGTCTATGTGTTCGATGGTTGCGACGATGATGTAGGCGTTGCACATCCCGTTTGCGTGCGCTTCGATGTAGTCCGCGACTGGGTCGTCATTCATCTTCTTCTACGCCTCGGTCGCCGCACCAGGGTTGAGTGGGCTGGGGTTGTTTG